ATGTAACTCGTTGCAACATTATCTCCGCTTCGAGTATTTTGGCTCGCTGACGCAGAGCGGCGATGTCGCCTGCCAATGCGGATTTCTCCACCTGATCCGCTGCCTCCAGGAGTGCTTGCAGTGCCTCAACCGCCTGTTCGATCAAGTCTTTATTCCGCTTGGACAAGACCCTACCCTCTTTAAGCTCAATTCTGGCCGTGTCAATAGCCTTCATAGCCACCGTAATACCGATCTCCACCTGATCGCTATGGCTATCTTCGGATGGTTGACCACCCTGCGATGTCTCGCCATTTCCCCTACGCGTTGTCGCTTCATCATGCACCTGCCACTTCTCAGCATCTGTCAACTCACCAAATGGCTTACCGAACATCTCCTGTGCTATTTGGTCACGTAATCTTACAGGTTCCTCATATTGACCTCTCCCCTCCACTGCCTCCTTGAAGCGGATCGCCCGTGCAACCACATCGGACGATACCCCCTCCGGCCACTCCTTAGTCGTTTGATTTTCCAACCAAGCACAAAATGCCTCCGGGTCGTCCTTGTCCTGATTCTGCCTCACGCAGTCATCAAAGTCCTCGTAGCCAGCAAAGGGCTTGCCCTCAATGCCGGTGGCAGCAGCTTGATCCTCACTGCCAATCTTCGACTTGACCATCGTGACGATAGCTGAAGGGTGTGCAGCAATGGCTACTGGGCTCACATCGTACAGCTTCAGCTCTTTCAGATGCCTAACGCCATCGCCGTCCACCGTCGCCAGGATGGGGTCATAGCCAATTGACAGCTCGGACATCACACCGGCCTTCATCAGTTCGTAAGTCTCCTTACCCCAAAACGTCTTCAAAGCCAGTTGCCCCTTGATATAAAGGCCAACGTCGTCCTCACGCAGTTCAACGGGCTTCCCGATGGGCAAGAACACGTCATGCTGGTAGAAGATTTTAATGCGGTGCGCACGCTCCAGGAGCGTCTTCCTGAATGCGCCTTTCTCCACGATGTCATTTACGTCGTCTCGGACGCCGAACACAGACCCATACCCCTCAAAGATACCCGCTTCATCCAGGGATTTAAGCTCGAATCTGAAAGTCTTTCTCTCCATTGCTTAACCTCCTATCTGACAATCGGCGCGAACACCCTGACACAGTTGGGGTGCTCTAGGGGTCGCCGTTTAGCCTCCTCAATATTCCATTGCTGTCCATCCGCTTGGGCGCAGGCTTCACAGCCATGACCATCTAGCACAAGCACCTTCTCTACTACACCACTCTCCTCATACGCTTCGGCAGCAGACAGATTCGCCACAGTGCCAAGCTCAGTCCGTGCAATCGTCTCATGTCGGCCTCTATACGTCTCTGCCACCAGAGCTTTGAGACCAGGGAACTTATCAGCTTCAACGCCATTTGCAATTTGCCAAACAGAATATCCACGATCATCTGCGACCGTCAAATAATGGCCTAAAAGCCTCTTCGTACTTTCCTCAATTCCCCTCACCCGCTTCGCTGCCAGGCTGAGGAAATACAGCCGCCACCTGTCGGCACCGGCCTGCTTCTGCTCCGCAGCACCAGGAGCGGATTTCTCGGGATCCCAGCCAATATCGGCACCTACAATGTCGCCGACACGCCGGAAGATCACTGCGCCAAGGGCCTCAAATTGCTCGGCAAAGACAGCCTTCAGGTCGTCGAAATCCTCGCCTTTCAGCAAGTCCTCCATGCCAAAAGGCAACCCCTTCTTCCCCTTCCTGCCTACGATGCGCTTACCGACGACATCCGACAACTTCTCAAATTCCCTCTCAACCTGCTCCTCGAATCTCTTGCTGCGCCTGTCCACTTCCCTGGCGATCGCCAGGTGCAACTCCAGGCCAGATCGAACAACCGGGTCTAGCTGCTTTTCCTGCCAGTGGCTCAAGTCCTCAGTGCATTCCCCATGCCAGTCTTTGTAGTCTACCTGAGTAGCCTCTGGAACCACGACAGGCAGGGACTGCTTCTGCTCCTGATTCACCAGGACAACACGGTACGGCTGGCCGTCTATGATTGTGCTCAGCCCTTTGGGGGCTATGCCGCCAAGCTGTGACAGCAAAGATGCCCCACTAGGCTTGCGAATATTTCCCTCTGCGCCGATCTCGTCATAACCCATCTCGCCAAGCACCTGATTCAACGTCAGGATACCGGCCTCATACGCCTTCATCAGACGCTCCCATCTGATTGCCTCGTCCTCTTGGAGAGCTGCGATGTTCGACGTATCGAAATAAATCTTAATGTCGTCGCCGAAGTGCGGCCTAAGCCCCCTGGTCAGCGTGGACTCGACTCGCCTGTATATGGGCAACATCGTGTCCATCCAGAAAGCCTGGACCGCTTCTTTGTAATTCGCATACGTTGCCCTCTCCAAGCCAGTGAGAGAGCCGGTCAGGATCGGCGGGACACCAAAGACAGCGTGAATCCTGGCCTCGGAGATTCTGCGGAGCTCGGGGAACACCATGGCCTGCGGAGTCGTCGCCATTTGCTGGTACTCTGCATCCTCGTCGATGATCAGAGGCTTGCCGTGGCCCCACTCACCCTTTGCGCCTTTCCGTCCGAACCGCCTCATAATCATCTCGGTCAGGTGCTCGTACTGCTCCTCTTTCAGCCGTACACCCCTCACCTTCCACACACCAAAGGGCACGCACATGTTCCGCAGGAAGGTGCCGATGAAATCCGATGCCAGATTATCGTCGTCGATCTCGCGAGCCAGTACCTGAATCGGCGCTAACCCGTACAGGTCATTGGTGGGATGCGGCATCTTGTGATGTATCACCTCAAGCAGGTCGAGACGATACCTTTCCTCACCAATCTTGTAGACATAGCCATCAACCCGCCTCTGTGTGCCAGGAATTATCGACATCCTATCGGGCCGGACAAGCACAAGCTGTTTCACATCCCGGGCCCCAGTCCACAACTTGTGTACATAGGCGTTTCCAGCAACTGACAGAAATACCAACATTTCCTCGACGAACTCAAAGATACCCTGCTCCTCATTCGGGTACGTCAGCAATTGAACGAGGGGGTGACTGTTCGGCAGTTCCTCTTCGCTACCATCCATCCTGACTCTTACAGCCAGCAGTCGAGGCTCGGCAGCCGTGTTGCTGATCGCTTCGATGCAGGAGTACACGATGGCATTGGTCTCATAGCCCTCCTCTGCGAACTGCTTATAGTTCTTGGGACGGCTGACCTCGTGCCCTGTATCCCAGCTAGGCACTAAGCGTATTTGCGTGGCTGCTTTGGAGGCTACTCTTTTGAGTCTATCCATGAACGACATACAAAAAGCCCTCAGAACGGGCGCTCCGAGGGCACTCAATAATACTCTTGGTAGCTATTACATTACCAATATATCACAGCCTAAGCTAGGTTGTCAACATTCCTCTACGCGAGCTGAAATTGTTCTGTGGGTTCATTGAACATCTTCCATTGTAGCATCCTTATTTACGCTTTGGAAGCCACTGTCTCCTTCTTCTCCTCCAATATCTCAACCAGCGGGAAACTCGACCGGTGAATCTCCCCATGATGCCTCGCCAGAATCACCAAGCATCCTTCTTTGATCTCTGCGACTATCGTGCCGCAGCCAGACTGTGTGCACCTCAGCGTCTTGTCGGGAATTTCAACCTTGATTATCACTGGCGCTTACCCCCATATCCCCAGCCCCGGTCTCTCCCGTACCCAGTTCAGGAAGTAGGCAAGGCAGTCCACAATATCGGCAAACTCGCTATTGGGGAACGTCTCGCATTCCTTCTGAAAGACCTCCACCCACCTGAACACCGTCGGCTTTGGCAGAAACACCCTGCCCGCCTCCAGTGTAGGAGTAGCGGCATTAAGCCGGGCAATCTTGTCTCGGTCAGGCTTCACAGTCACAATCGGCAGCCGTGTGCCCTGTCTCAACTCTTGAACCAAGCTCATGCCGCTTGCAGCGTCCTCGATCAACACGAACTCGGGATCGTACCGCTCGTACATGGCTACTGCAGCTCGCTTGAGCTGAGGAAACTCCACTCGCTCTCGGTACATATCGAGTAAGTAGTATCCATCGGCACAGACAGCCCAGGTCAGGCACACACTGAAC